ATCAGAGATTATGTAGCACGTACGATGAGAGAGAGACTAGAAGATAGATATGTTGGTAGTGTTGTTGATGATGCAACACTGGCTGACATCTATAGTACTGCACAGATAACATTAAGAGCATTTGCTCAAGGTGAGATCTTGCGTAGATGGCAGAATCTAGGTATAGCAGAAGATGAATTAGAGCCAAGGCAAGTCAATGTCACGTTCGACGTGATGCCAGTTTATCCATTGAACTGGATACGCATTGACTTTAGCATAGGTGTATTATCCTAATAATTGGAGGTGTTAGCGTTGCCAGCTAATGATACTTACCATCTCTTCAGTAGAAGAGGTACAGGTTCTAAACCTAATGAGCCTGGGATTCAAGCAGGATTATCTACACAAATCCTAATAATATGTGACAACGTAGCTGTAGGGGCTGTACAGAGATTAACTCCTGCTGAGTCGAGAAGACTGCAAAGAATTAACGAGATAGGAACTGATGGTTGGTTAGAGATCGTACCTGTTCAACCAACTGAAGTTACATTGACTATAACCAGAGTAGTGTATGACAAGCTAAGACTTCCAGAATCATTCGCTAGAGGCTTTCAACATATTCAATCTCAAAGATATCCTTTCAACATAGTAATTCTTGAGAGAGAAGGTTGGGAGTACAGTGCAGGAGAAGGATTAGACAGAATAACCACTTATGAGAACTGCTGGTTTAGTAGGTACTCTTCTCCCATAAGTACGGATAATTACTTAATTATGGAAGAAGGAGAAGTATGGTCAGAGCGTGCGTTCAACTCTGAATCTAACAAAAGCTTCGATCAAAGAGCAGAACACACATTCTATACTGACGCCATTGAGCAGGATGTTGATACAGGTGCAAAACCTGGTGCACTTGATCAAGACGATCTTGATCGTGGTAGACCTTGGTTGAATCTCTAGAGTTAAAGTTAGCCCTACTAGTGTAGGGCTAACTTTACGTATTGTTAGGAGTTAAATATGCAGCAGGATAGGAATGGGGATCAACAATTAAGTAGTTCACAACTTAGAGAATTACGTAGAAAAGCTAGGGACATAGGGGATAGACAGGCTGTACAATCTCGAGATCAACAAGCACAGGTGCAATCTGAAATAACTGCACCAGAGCATATACAGCAACCTGAGACTGAGATCGAAGCATCTAATATGAATCCAGAGACTGTGGAACGTTTAGCGCAAGAAGCAAGTGCAGCACAAGAGAGAGTACTTCGTAATCAACAGGCTATACAGCCTACTCCCAAACAACCACCAGCCAACAGTGATATCAATGATCTAGTATTTGCAGGAGCTATAGAGGAAGAGTTTACAGTAGCAGGATATACATTTCAGATGCACACTTTAACAGGGGATGAATCTACAACAGCTTGGGCTGCCGTAAGCACATACGATGGTATAGCCACTGTAAACAGGTTGTATATAGAAACTCTAGCTAGATCAATCGATACCATTAATGGTTACAGGTTAGAAGAGCTTTACAAAGGTAAAGACCAAACTCTTTCCTCTATAGAGAAGAGGCTTAAGGTCGTAGGTAATTGGCAACATACTTTGATCACTCAATTGTTCGAAGTATATTCTTCTTTAGTGGAAAGAAGTAGAGAAGCAATAACAGAGGCGCAAGAAAAAAACTAGCTGCGGAGCCAATGAGTAGGCTCCGCTGGAAGATTTGTAAGATCTTAGGAGTACTTCCTAACGATCCAGTATTTGAAAGATTAAGTTTTGTACAGCTCAAATGGATCCAAGATCAGATAATACAAGATGAGAAAGAGAAGCTCTGGTTCCATTTAGACATCTCTGATTACCTAGCTCAATTCTGGAATTCAGAAGCAGTAAAGAAAGTAAGAGATGAGCGTATAGCTCGAATAGCTGTAGAAGAAGATGAACAGAGTACAGAAATCTTCGAACAACAAATTCATGAGCTGTTTGGTAGAAATCCTAAAGAATAATTCTGTCTTTAGGATTTCTACGGCTTTCATATTTGCATTCTAAGGTGTTCAAATAGTTGCTTATGGTAAATAACTATCAGTGTTAAAAATGGTGTAATATGAGAACCCCTCCAGTAGATATCAACGTCAATCTAAATACAGATGAAGCAGCTGCAGAATTCCGCGCTCTCATAAATGAAATGAATCAAAGAGGGCGTGTTCGATTAGATGCTACTGTCTCATCTGATGAACTCACTCGCCTAAATGAAATGCTTCAACGTATAGAAACGTCTGAAGCAAATGTTCAAGCATCTACCCAGAGAACAACTTCAACATTTCAAGAGATGGGACAGAGAGGTGCAGCTGCTGCTGAAGCTGTTGCTGACTCAATGGGCAGAGCTGTAAACCAAACTCGAACTCTCCTTAATTCATTAGCACAGGGCGCCATGCCTCCAGCAGGAGGTATATTAGGTGATGTGTTAATGATGGCATCTGTAATAGATGAACAGTTCACACAGATCAATAAGACTATACTAGATACATCATTGGCTTTTGGTAGGTCATTTACAGAGATACAGTCTGTAATTAGAGGTACAATGACTACTACTAGTGACCTAGATCTAGCATTTCGTCAAATGGCTGTGGAGATGAATATAGGTCTTAGTGAACTACAGCAGAACTATTCACAGTTAGGAGAGCTACTGGGACCATTAGGTAGAAATGAGTTTGACCTGTTTGAACAGATGAGAGTTGGTACCACTGTCGCAAGAGCAACTGGAACAGCATTCTCTGATGTTGCAGGATTCATGGATATAGCGGTAAGAGGATTTGGAGAAGGCATAAATGATGTTAATTCATCTCTTGCTACTATGTATCGTAACTTAGGTGATCAATCCGCTTCAATGAGAACATTATTGCCTATAGTTACAAGTGTAATGAATAGCTATATACTATTTGGAGGTAGTACTAGAGGTATAGCTGACTTGACATTAAGCTTAGGAGAAGCTATAGGGAATAATAACCTACGTTTAGGTAGAATGGTAGAAACTGTAGCTAACCTAAGAAACTTACCTCTAGGTCAACAAATATTCTTTGCAGGTGCAATGCCTGGTGCTCAACAGATGGGACCATTTGGAAGAGAGCTGATGTGGCGTGAATCTTTTGAGCAAGGTGACTTCGCAGGACCACTACAAGCTATAGTAGGTCAGCTGAGGAATTTAGTAGGTAATGTACCATTAATTAATGCTCAAACAATGATGCAACAGTATAGAGCAGGCATGCGTGGTCCAGAAGAACTAGAAACGTATGGAATGCTAAGAAGAGTATTAGGCTCAATGTTGCAACTTAGTGAAGAGCAAGTCAACCTTATGATCCCATTATTAGGTCGTGTAGAGAGAGGAGAGATGTTAACAGGTGCACGTGGAGGATTTATGGGTGATGAGGAGACACGTAAAGTGTTAGAGGAGATAGCTGGTATAAGTGTACAAGTAGGAGAAGAGCAAGCAACATTCCTACAATCTATAGCTCGTGAGTTAAGAGAGGGAGAAATAGTAAGAAACATTTCTGATCTATTAACATCATTCATTGGTGCATTTAGTAACCAGTCTTTTAAAGACTTACATCAAGCAATGAATTGGGTAGGTACAACTCTAGGTCAACACATTGTTACTTGGGGTAATCGTGTAATAGGATTTCTGAGACAACATGTTACTCCTATAATAGCTAGATTAAGAGAGTTACATACAATGATCCAAGGAGGATTAGCTAACCTTTGGAGTACATTTCGTAGTGAAGGATTCGTAGCAGCCGTTCGTCAACTTGTAAGTGAGTTACCTCATGCTATACTAGCTGCTATAAGTGTATTAGCAGGTAGACCTCAAAGTATTGAAAGTCTCAGAACAACAGCTAGAGAAGAGGGACTAGGTGTAGCTGGACGCCGTATCTGGGAAGAGTGGATGCAACCATTAGGACAACGTATTGGTTCTGCTATAAGAGATGCAATCACTGGCTCTATGGAAAGTCTAGTCAAAGTAGGTCCACAAATAGGAACATTTATAAAAGAAGCATTCACTAGTTCTAAAGATGTGATAGCAGGTATAGGACCACAGATAGGTGGGTTCATAAGAGAAGAGGTCTCTGGTGTGCTAGCTAATATGACAGGAATAGGTAGAATAGTTGGGCGCTTTATGAAAGAAGAGCTAGGAGAATTCTTCTCTCAAACGATGCCCAGAGTAGGAGAGTATCTAAGTGCTCAAGTAATAAGACCTTTAGCAGGTCAAATATCAAGAGCATGGACAGAGAGTATTGCACCTGCTATAGCAGATATATCTACTACTGTATGGGATAGTCTTGTAGCACATTTACAAGCTGTGACAGGTACACTAGAGTTAATCTTTACACGCGTCTTTGGTGGAGCTTTCGAAGCTGTAACGGAAACGCTACCCCCAGGTCTTAAGCAACTCTTTAAGTTTACAGGAGAGCGTGCTATAGTGAATCCTGCTATGGAAAGAGCAGGAATGAAAGCTGCTGAGAGGACAATCTATGCAGGTAGGGAGTTTGGAGAAGGTACCAGTTTATATGAAATGATTCGCACAGAGTTAGGTAAAGAACCTGCATGGATGAAAGCGTTTGATAGGCTATCTACACGTCTAGGTGAATGGCAGCATATGAATGCAGCTCAGAGGCAACAGTTCCTAACAACAGAAGAAGCAGATAAGCTTGATGCGATAGTAAGACAACATTTTCAGACATCCTTCGTTGATCTTGCCAATACTATAAGACAGAGAGACCCTTTAGAAGCTATTGGACGCAATCTCCTAAGAATACCTAGAGCTCCACAACCCAAAGAAGAAGAACCCACCACACCAAAAGAAGAATCTCCTGATTTAGGGTTCCAATCTCAATTTCAGAAAGAAGTTGACACAGCATTACGTCAAGCCGAAGGGATTGCTTTAAGGAAAGAACCAGACAAGACTCTAGTACCAAGAACTTCTCCTGAGTTAGGGTTCCAATCTCAATTACAGAAAGAAGTTGCTACAGCATTACGTCAAGCAGAAGGAGCTGCGTTAAGAAGAGAAGCTATTGGACGTAGAGATCCAGAAGAAGCACGAGTACGAGCAGACCAACCAATGGTAATGGAAGGACAGTTAAGAATAGAGCATTTATGTCCAGTATGTTTAAACAGTACAATGCAAACTGAAGTCTTCAACATGATGAGAAGAGGATTAGTTGCACCTGGTAGAACCGCTGAGATGGCGAGAGGAGGGTAGAGATGGGTATCCCAATTATAGGTGGAGCGGTCAACACAGCATTAAATATATTCAAAGCAGGGAAGGCTGCATTAGCTGTAGTTAATAATGCAAGGTCATTATTCTCTGATCGTAATACTTCACCTGCTTCTAGACCTACACCTACTCAATTAGCAGGAGGTCCTAGAGACAAGGGTCTACCAGAAATAGCAGACAGAGCTGATACTGTACGTGATGATGAATTATTAGGAGGGCCCTATGTAGGTAGGTTTAGGCGTCAAGTAGTATTATGGGAGATCCCTCAGATAGATGCATTAATAAGCATGTATATTAACCCCACCCGAATGGAAATCCAGAGCCAGAAGCAGATCAACGAGCAGCGTACCAAAGGTGGGTTTATCATTCAGTACTGGGGAGAGATGTTAGACACTCTATCCTTATCTGGTACAACTGGTTCAGGTGGAGTAGAAGGAATACAGATTTTAAGGGATATCTATAGGTCAGAGCATCAACGAATACAAAACCTCAAGATGGATTTTGGTAGGCTATTATCTGCTGAACTACAACGTCAGTATACAGCAGACGAAGTAGATGAATTGGCTTCTATAGGATTAACTAGATTACCCTCAACTTCCTCTGATAGTAAGATTGGTAGGTTAACAAGTTCCCTAGGAGAGCAGGCTGCTTCTGTAGTAATGCATTATCAAGGAGCCTCTTATAGAGGTTACTTCACATCTATGACGATTACAGAATCAGCTGAGAGAATAGGGTTGTTTGATTATGCTATACAATTCAAGATAGTATCCACTGTAGGTTATAGACGCAACTTCCTACCTTGGCATAGAGATCCTAGATACGATGTAAGAATGTCTCCATTATCGTGGAAAGGCATGGACGAACTTACTGACGTTTTAACTAAAGCTGGAGAGGTAATGAGAGTACCGTACAGTACCCCTCAGGCTGATACTTCTAATAAAGATCGTTATATGCAATTAGCAAGAGACATTTACAGTAAAGGTTTAAGAGGATTTGGTCTTTATAAGTTTGCTCGTAATGTATATGATACATATGCAGAGCGTGGTACATTAACAGCAACAGGTCAAGTATTAGCAAGAACAAAGTATGGTAGTGTAGCATCACAGATACCACAGTTTGGTAGACTAGTAAGACATATAGGGTCCGAACTTAGATGAACACAATACGTAGTATAGAAACTTCATATATGGAGGGTGGCACTCATCAGAGACAAGTCCCAAGTGCTATCTCTCATGCTGATACTCCTGAAAGTACAGTATATGTCAAGAAGAAACAATGGCGTTCAAGACGTGATGGGTGGTTCTATGGAGAAAGGTATAAGAGCCTACCTGCTGCTAATCAATTTACTATAGAAGTTCTTGGTAGGTTAGTAAAGAATAAGTTGGCTACGATGGCAGACTTCGAAGAAAAGACTAAATGGAGTAGGAACAACCCTAATATAATAGATAGAATTATTCACTATGTTAACCTAGGAGGCTATAGTCCTATACGTACAGGTATTAGTATTCCTAGAGACTTACCTTTAACAGGAGCTGTAATTACAGCTTGGTATGTAGAGAGCGAGACAGGAACAAGTAAAACACCAGTACAGTTATTAGAAGACATTCAAGATAAACTAGATGCAGTAGATGTCAACAATCCAGCCTCATTTAGAGAAACAATGAGGGATATAGAGAACAGTGCTGCAATCAGTGCTTTAGAAGGTATAGGAATTCCTATGACAGGATTCCTACGTTCCACAACATTAAAGTTAGCTAAACAAACAATAGAAGTATTACTACAGATTGCTGACCAGAATACTGAGGACATCTCAGCCACAGCTACCAGTATGATAGTGGCCAATGATAGTGTAGTATTAAGAGAGAGTGATGACCCTTCAGTGGGTGCATTTAATGGTGTAATAGAATTTGCCAATGTTACTAACATAAGTACTAGTCTCAGTCTGAATGGTGATGGTACAGCTAGCTTTACATTGGTAAATCCATTAAATGTATTACGCTTCACTATTAATGATATAGACAAAGCTATAGCTGATATATTAGAAGATGTTTCTAGAGCTCGTACTACAGGTCTAAGAAAAGAACTATTAGTAAAAGAGTTTAGAGAAGCCTATGCTTTAGAGTCATATCCTTCTGACTTAGCTCGATATCTTCCTGGACGTGTAGATGACAGCTTATTATCTAATAGTTATGCAAGTGATGTAAACTATGGTATAGGACTTTTACAGAATCCTTATCAGGAACAATTAGATAGTGTTCTTGATGATGCAGATCTAAATAGAGCATTTGGTGGTGTTGATGCTAATGCTTTAAAAGGCATCAGACATGGTATTAAAGTAATGCGTGCTGACCTAGTAAGACATTTAGCAGGGCATTATGTAGTAGAGCCTCATGACCAAGTGTACATATGGCTAACATCACCTACTAGAGTATTATCTACTATACCAGATGCATTAAGACAAACATTTGTCGAAGAGCAATCTATATCATGGAGATTAGATAGGTTGCTATCTGAGATAGCATCACAACCTCTAACAAGCGACAAAAGGACTAAGTTACAAGACCAGTTCAATGATCTGTTATTACAGCAAAGAGCATTAAGAGGACGCTTATACGAGCAATCTTCAGGTGAAGTCTGGGCAGGTGTATCTAGAGAAGAGATTCTACATGACAGGGAAAACCAAGTCTTTGAAGGTATCGTAAGCCAAGTAAATGATAATTACAATGCTGATAGTGGGCAGTATATGTTGACTATAGAGTGTAAAGATGTATTAGAGTGGGCTCGAATGACTTCTACTATATTAACACCTTCATTTGCAGCTGTGAATGCTGAAACCAATAATCCTATACAAGAGATAGGAGAAGGTAAAGATAAGACTTATTTATGGAAGTCAGGCATTTTAGTACAATCATTGGAAGCTAGACATGCTACATCTGGATATACTATACCTAAGATCTTTACAGGTTCTACTAAAGATACACATGAACTATGGAGTGAATTAAAGAAAGCCACAGCTGCCAATCAAGTCTACCCTTTACAGGATATCTATGCTAATCTCAGTGCTGCAAATGTCGTATCGTTACAGTTAACTGGAGAACCATATAATCTACTATTATTTCTGCAGAACAGTAGGTTTCTAGGAGCAGGTAGGTTCTTTGCATTATTTAAAGACTACATGAAACGTCAAAATGATGCATTAGGTGAATTCGAACCTTTTAAGTTAATAGTATCTTCTAACAGTGTAGAAGACATGCAAGAAGAGTTAGATGATTCTAACACATTATTAGGGTTTGTACAGTCTCAACTGATTAGCGCTATAGAACATCGTTATGATAGAATACAAGATGTAAGGGTATACCTAGATGCATTTAGAGACCCAGAAAATAGTGTTCATGAATTATATTCATCTATGGTAGACAAGTATGACCCTAATGAAGCTGTATATAATGCTGGCTCCAAACAATCAGCTTTAGTATTGCTACAAGACATAAGACGCAAGATCATTTTAGATATCAGAGAGAATACTCGAGCCATAGAAATGATTAACGAGTATATCGTTAATTATAAGGATATGGAAAGAGTAGCCTCTGGTAGTAGTGACTCTATTATTTTCATGCAGCATCATGAATATTTGAAGGCTCACAAGTTAGATATAGTGAGGGGTGTAAACAAGTCCTTAGGTAGAGACTTCAAACGTAACTTCTTAGTAATATCATCGTTATATGACATTAATGAACCTTTGAGAGCTTATGAAGCTGTATTATCATCATCTTTAGACAATCAATTATGGTCTAGTGCATTTGTATCACCATATGCCATTTGTAAAGAAGTTGCTGCAGCTGTTGACTTTGAGTTATTCTCAGATTCGCAGGGAAACATTCAGTTTAGGCCTCCTGAGTTTAATAGAGTACCTATTGAATTCTTATGGTCGTATGAAGACACATTAAGAAGGGTAAATGAGTTAACAGGATTAGAAGAATATGGTGAATTAGATGGTTTCTTCAAGAACACTAAGTCTCTATATCAAGACATATCTGATTTACATGAGAAGATGAGGAATTATGAATCTCAAGGTGAAGATGATGCATTAGCAGAAGCAAGAGAAGCTTTTATGGATAGGTTAAACGATTTACATGATCAGATACGTCATTGGAAGAGTAGACTATTATCTTTTCTAACAGATGAGTCGCGTATTCATCGTGTAGGTCGAGACGAACTGATTTCGTGGAGAGTTACTGATGGACCTCCAGATTATACTTACCTCGTAGTTAATGGTGCTCCTCGATTAGGTCCATTAGAGATAGGTACACCTATATACTTTACAGCTTATGGAGTTGATTTTGATTTATGGAGGTCTTATGGATACATTTCAGAGTCTGTATCTAAGCCTTTCTTACACGATAGTGTGCAGGCTGCTAATTACTGTCAATTCTTATTAGGTAGACAGAGAGGTAGGATATTCAAATGCACTTTAGCAGTTAGAGGTGATAGTAAATATAGAGTAGGAGATACTGTATACATAAGACCATTAAATCAGTTATATTATGTTACTGGTGTTAGTCATAGTTTCACTTATGGGACTTCATATCAGACAACATTAACTCTTGAGTATGGGAGATATCCTGGTGTTTACATACCACATCCATTTGAAGCTGTAGGACAGATTGCACTACAACATGAGGCAAGATTCAATAAAGATTCTAAATCGAATGTTCCTAAAGATAGAATCCCTGAGGATGAGGTAGCAGCTATAGATGAAGATACGAAAGGTGCTATGACAGACATACTTTCTCATGGTAATGAACCATTCTCTCAAGCCGCACCTGTCAGTCCTACTATAGCTTCAGTAGAGGAAGCAAATGATAACACACCTTGGGATTCTGCTTCGTCTGGTGCTCAACAATATAGAGTATTAAGTAGTGGATTATTAGAAGTAAAGGGTAAAGGTACACCTACTACATCTACCAATGTATATGAAACGTACACCAAGTATAAGTCTGCTATTACAGCAGCAGCTGCATCAGAGAGCATCGATGAGGAACTAATCCTAGCTACAATTATGACGGAATCAAGTGGTAGACCAGATGTAACCACTTTTGAGGAGAGTTACTGGAATAATTACATTAAAGATCAGAAAAAGTGGAAAGGTAATGCTTATTATGATGAAAATAATCCTTCAGTCATCTCAAGTAGTTATGGTTTAATGCAGATAACTTATCCTACAGCTGTAGAGATGGGTTATACAGGTACACCAGAAGGATTATTAAACCCTACTACAAATATAACTTATGGTACTAAGTATTTACGTAATAGGCAAGCTGCAGACACAAGGCGCACAGACCCCATAAGAACATCTGTAAGTTATAATGCTGGTTCTGTAAGAGAAACCAATGCTAATGAATGGGGTATGGTTTCTACTGAAGGTCATGTGGATAGATTTATAAAGTATTACAATGGTTCAGTAAAGGTATTAAATAATGCTTAGGAATGTATTAAACATAAGATTAGGAATCGTAGATAGCGTTGATCGTGAATCTAATACAATGGAAGTTACATGGTTAGATTCTGTATCTGATTCTAGAAAAAGCATTCCTATATCTCACCCTTATGTGGGTAGAGGTTGGGGTGTCAGAGTAGGTATAGAGCCTGGTACAGTTGTAGCTATAGGATTTGGAGAAGGTGAAACTCCTTTTGTAATAGGGTATTGGACTAACAGTGCTTTTGAGACAGATGATCCTGAGACACAACCTGAGATAAGGGAAGACGAATTCCCATTTAGAAGAATACGTGAGGGAGAGATAATATTACAGTCTAAGTTAGATTCTGTCATAGCGTTAAATGAACTTGGAGATGTTGTATTAGAAACAGCAGATGGTAATGTTATAGAGATAGACAATGAGACTGACACCATTCTACAAAAGAGTGCACAGAATAGGGTAATTACCGAAGCTGGTGAAACGATAGTAGGTATGGTTAAGCGTGATAGACGTACAGAGAAACAAAAGAAGGAAGACGCATTAATCAGCACATTAACAGTCTTGGGTTCAGACTTGGACTTATACAGTGATATTATAGGTGGAGATAATCTTAATGAAGGTTCCTCATTTCATCCTACAGATAATAGAGCATTAACAGAGTATCACTCACGTATACTGGAGTATGCTGATAGTTGTTTAGACGCTGACCTATATGAATCCTATGAGACTCCTAGAAGAGATGAGTTTGGTTTTTTAATGACAAAGATGGGTACTAACAAGTACTCTTCTGAGAATGAGCTTATAGAGATTTATATGGGTACTAAAGTTAATGATAAGGGTCGTATAGTAGGATTTGATGTGAATGAATTCTTTACAGATAAACCATTATCTACTGGTGACAAAGACTTAGCTACAATGTTTGAAGTTAAGTTTAACACTAAAGGCAATACCTCTAAATGGTTAGTGGCTGTAAACAAAGAAGGTTATACACGTTTAAATATACCAGCTGGTCAAGATACTCAAAAAGAGTTCAATGGAGTATCTTTACATTGTAAGACTGATGGTAGTATAATATTAGAGGTAGGGAAAGAGCTATCTACTAGTAACAGTCCAGTAACAAATTTAGGAAAGAGTAATAGAGAAGGTAGGAGTATTTCTATAGATGCCGAAGGTAATATAGAAATACGTGTTAAAGGAGATCAGAGTCTCCTAATAGGAGCAGATGGTAGTGTAGAAGTAGTAGCAGACAAGATCAATTTTAACAAAGGTAAAGAATTCCCAGTAGGGAGGAATGCAGCTGCAAGAGAGAATGATACTATAACTGTACCTTGTGTGTATTCATTGGATGCTCGCCATCCTAAAGCTCTGAGATATGCATTCTCAAATCTAGGGGAGTTAGAAAAGTTAGCTACTATGATATGGTCTCCTTTAGGTCCATGCTTCTTGATACCTACATCGTCTGTCACTCTAAAAGGAGTAATCACAGAAGGTAGTGAAAATGTATATATAGGAGACGACAGCTATGACTAGACAAGAGATAGAGAACTTACTTACTCCATTAATAACTGCCTGTTTTAAGTCTGAAGAGTTTGAAGTAGACGAGCGCCCCACGAATCCGTACACAGGTGAAGAGATGCGACCTGCGATACAAGAAGTCATAACGTCTATCTCCAGATCTTTATCCTATCTCCTTGATCCTGAGGGTGATTATCTGAACAGGATATTAGGGAGTAGGATTCCTATAGTATATAGAGGAATAGGTACCACTGATTCGAGTGGAGAAGGTGTAGTAGTATTCCCGTCAGCATTTGTGGATGATAACTACAGCGTTTCTGTAATGGCTATTAGTGATGCGCATTATCCTTCTAAAGTATTATACTCACCTAGGATTACTGCACGTGGTACTGATGGATTCACATTAAAGATAGTGGTCTATGATACTACAGGTAGTGAGCACGATGTTCGAGAGGGACACACTATAAGATACTCTTGGATTGCTGTATATACAGGCGAAGGTAGTGAATAATGGATAGGTTAGCAGGCATAGCTAAAGACTTTATATTGACGCTATTGCGTCATCAAGTACAAAGTCCATATCAATCACGTGGACGCACAATATCATCAGAGTCCATTACTACTACATATAATCGATTAGTAGGTATATCTCCTGATGTTTTAGATATTGAAGGTAGCTCTTTTAGGTCTTTAGTAGCTGAAATATTCGCTAGAGAGACGTCTGAAGACCAACAGATATATCAGTTATTTGCTGAACGTTTAAAAGTGATTAAGGATCAACTAGAGAACTCCACTACACAGCGAGACTTATATAAAGATGCACGTGCTAATTTGCAAACAAATAGTAATAGTACAGGTATATTAGACAGACAGATCGCTGGGTTACAAGGTCAAGTAAACGAGAAGTTACTTGCTGTTGAAGCATTAGTAGACGCTGCAGATATCTCAATGGGTGGTAACACGGGTGACCTAACTAATTCATTAAATGATACAGTCCTAGCCTTATTAACAGCTGAAGCTGAGACGCTACAAACTAAGATCAGAAAGTTAGAGATAAGACGTAGGTCTATTGAGATCAGTAGGAATATACGCCAGCTAGGGACGTATGCAAAGAAGGGTGAAAGAAACAATATTAAAGTAATACAGACGAGTCTATTAGATTTTGTAAACGAATTGATTAAGTTATGCACTAATGCCAGTTATCGTAGAGAATTAAAAGAAGACTTAGAAGAGGCAGGAGAAGTCTTAGGATTGCGCAACACTGCAACATGGCTAAAGACATTGGAGGAGTAAATGTCGTTTGATTTAAAGTTATATCAAGGGGACTTTTTATTAGACTCAGCAGGAAGACCTGTTAGAGTCATAGAAAGTCAAAAGCTAACACAAGATGTATTAAAAATCATCTTGACGGAGAAAGGTAGCAATCCATATCATCCCAGATATGGTTCTTATGTACATGCGCATGCTGTAGGACAAAGCTTCTCCAACTCATTTATTATCAAAAACAAAGTATACGACAGTGTAGATCAAGCTGTACAGTACTTACAACAGTTACAGGACCAACAGCGTCTAACACAGAGAGTTGATCCTGCAGAGCTAATTCTAGCCATAGAAGATTCTCATGTCTGGGTAGATGAAGCTGATCCTAGACAGTATAATGTAAATGTCGTAGTGTTATCAGAATATCTTACCAACATAGAGACTTCTTTTGCATTCACGTTGCAAGATATTAGTGCTTGAGGTGACTAACACATGCCAATCACAGTTAAAAGTCATAGTCAATTAATAGAACAAGCTATAGCGTTATTAAGAATAACTCTCCCACAATTGGATACAAAGATAGGTACTGTTGGTAGAGATTTATTCCTAGATCCACCTTTAGACCAGTTAGCACAGTTCTACTCAGCATTACTTAGAGTATCCAGGATGCAATCTCTAGATACTGCTACTGGGGTAGACTTAGATAATCTAGCTGCAAACTTCGAAGTAACACGTAAGCAAGCTACTAGATCTACTGGTACAGTACTGATGACATTATCGTCTATGTCATCCTCTACTAATGTAGAGATAACGAACGGTACTGAACTAGCGACAGGTGGAGAGAATATAGTAAGGTTTAGAGTAGTAGGCAACTATACAGTGTCTGGTGCTAGTAGACGTACATATCAAGCTGTAGCTCTAACATATAGAGATGAATTAGATTACGCTGGTATATCAGATGCTTATGCTATAGAGGTAAGTATAGAGGCCGTAGAGACAGGTGCAGATGGAAATATAGCAGCATATATGGTAACATCAAGTTCTGTAGATGGTATAACTAATGTCATCAATGTGGATGCTACATCCGGTGGTACAGATTCTGAAAGTGATGCTTCATTGAGAACAAGATTAGCATTAGCTTTTACAGGAAATAGTATAGGTACTACAGATGGATTGAGAAGTAGAGCTTTATCTGTAACTGAAGCTCAAGATGCATTAGTAGTTGGTCCTGGTGATATCTTAATGTTGAGAGACGGTACGGAAGTTACTAATGGTGCTATAACTGCTCTTGGTAGTGGTGGGATGGTAGATGTCTGGGTCTTAGGTGAGGTCGCAACCTCATCATCGGAGATCTTTACATATCAAGGGTTAGGTGATGATGCTACAGACCAGCGTAATGATGTAGTGTTAGGAAGATATAATCTTCAATATCAACAGGTATTAAGACAATTACAGGAAACAGTACCTTTACAACCTATTATAGAGCTAACATCTGTTACAGGAGTATATACAGCATATGGTGAAACAGAGACTACTATTTACACCATAGATACAGAAGTAGAGCTATTAAAAGATATAGAGCAGACTGTAATGTCTGGCTATGAAAGTAGCCCATACGGTGCTGATAAGTTACATTTCAAAGCTAAAGTGAAGACAGTAGAAGATGAAGAGATCACAAGGGGTACTAAAGATGGTGAAGATAGTCTCGATCACCAAGATGTAAACTCAGGTACTGTATATCCTAGGCAGAGAGTATCTATAATTAATGATACAGCTATCTATGTTGATGCTAACACTGTTAGAACTAGACTTGCTCCTATATACTCAGTCAGTAGGGTGTATAATTATACTACAGGGGAAGAGTACGACGTGGAGGAATTTACCTCTGCAGGTTATATAACATTAGGTGATTTAGTAACGATAGGCTCTACTGACAAAGTACAGGTAGATTATGTTTATATTCTAACATTCAGTGAAGTTACAGACTTTGATGTTGATACTACTGGTATAGGTGCTATAGATTGGTCAAAGAGTGGTGACGCTATAGAAACAAAAGAGTTACTGGGATCTATATCTACAGACGAAAAGACATATCATGTAGTAGAGAAAGAAGACAGTTATGTAACAGGGAACTGGATAATAGCAACAAGATGGGTAGAGCAAGTAGAAGACGTGTCTGCTGTATATAATTGGTCAGCAGATGTAACTGCAGAAGAGCTGGGTCGTAATCCAAGTATAGTAGGAACAAGTAACTTCTATCTAGCTAGAGCTCCTATATCGAATGCTGACGGATCTGGATTAGGTAGCTGGAGTGATACATCATTTGCATTTGGTGGTACATTCGCCTCTTATGAAGAAGAAGAATGGTCTGATACAGCATACCCATCCGAGCCAGGTAAGTTCATGTTAAACTATACTACTGGTGAGATTAAGTTATATGTAGACGGTAGCAGTGATGACGTAGTGGTATCGGACGTTACAGCTACATATATGTACAGAGAAGAATACTCACTAGTAGATTTAGAGACCAATGCTGACGATGGCGAATTAGAGGAGAATGAGTTTAAACTTTCATCTACTCGTAATATAGGTAAACCTAAACCAGTTGACAGTGATATATTAGAAGTATACTATACTTACTCTAAGTATCCTAGTGAAGCATTAGAGACACAGCCAACATTACCAACACATTTAGTAGTGGATATGGCTAATGGTACTAATGGTTCTGGAGTCGTAACTATAACAGGTACAGCTGCTTGGATATTAAGCGCTGAAGAGGTTACAGTAGGTGATCCATCATTAATCATTGAGATTGCTGGTGCATTAGACTCCAGTGGTCAACAAAGATCTGGATTCTTAGGTAAAGTAGTAAGAGTTTATAATCAAACTCAAGATGTAACATATAACATAAGTACTTACTATCTTAACAATACTACCTACGATGATAATGCATTAACACCTAGTGAGGCAGGTTATGGTTATGGTGGGGGTTCGTTAACATTAGAGAACGATCAGTTCATGTTAGATAGTACATTGAACTCTACTCCATCCAGAAATGATGTAATCGAAGTCGATTACATCTGGGTAACAGAAGGATCTACAGAAGCGATAGAGTATACTATTAATGCTATGCTACTGACTGAGAATCTATTCTGGTATGTAACGAGTGTAGCTTATACTAATTTCAGAAATGAAAATGTACCAGCTACAGTAGCAATATATAGCTTAAATGAGCCCTGGACACTATCGCAGTCTCACTTAAGCGATGGAGGAGAAGGCACCACATATTATGTAACCTATGGATACACTGCTCCGAAGGTAGGTGAGCAGATAACCGTAGTATTCACATACAACTCATTAATGGGTGAAGTTCAAGAGTTAATTAACGAGTCTAGAGTAGCAACACAAGACGTAGTAGTAAAAGCAGCAACTAAAGTGGAGTTAGATGTAACAGCTGCTATAGTTCTGCTAGACAACTATGTTGAAGCAACAGTTAAAGCTGATGTAGAGTCAGCAGTAACAGATTTGTTAACCGCTGATACATTAGCAGGAAGCTTACAGCCTTCAGATGTAACTTATGTAATTTCCGCTGTAGATGGTGTAGACTCAGTAACGCTATCAAAGTTTGCCGAGTCAAGTGGTATAGGTACTAATAATATAAGTATGGATAGCAATGAGTATTACGCACCTGGAACGATAGCAATAACAGTGAGCTAGGAGGTTCTCCAATGATCAACGTTTATAAGACATATGATACATTTACTAGTGAGACACAAGTTGTATCTAATGACTTTGCAGATGGTTATGATAGTGGAGAACCTACTAGACCTGTAGATTTAGGAGTAATAACTTATCCCCTCAATAAAGTTCCCGTCCAAGCTGGACCACATGGAGGTCCCTCACCTCTAGCTGTGTGGTTCAAGAATATGTATTTCACGCCTAGATATCGCTACTCAGAGATGGTATTAGA